GAAACCTGGAGAGGTTGCTCTGTTCCGATTGAATACGGACGTTGCTACCGCTCAAACTCCATACGTCAAAGCGGCAGCGGCTACAGCATCTAGTCCTGTTCTGCAATACTGGATTGCCGAGGACTGACATGAAGTGTTCTTGTAATCACAAGGATGGTCACATGAAGAAGGGTTACAACAAGATGGTCAAGTCGATGGCTGGCAGTCGTTCTGCTGGCATGAAGAAGATGCCGATGAAGGCATCGAAGAAGTCCAAGTGAAAGGAAAACAGATGGCAAAGCCAAAGCGTGGTCCCAAGCGTGGTGGTGGTGGTTCAAAGACCGGCCTTACAGCAGGCGGTGGAGGCAAGGGCTAATGCCCAAGCGAAATTACGCAAAGGAATACCGTGATTTCCACGGTAAGCCTGAGCAGATTGAGCGCCGCGCGAGTCGCAATAAGGCTCGCGCGGCGCTTGAGCGCGATGGTCGTGTTCGCAGGGGCGACGGCAAAGACGTTGACCACAAGAACATGAACCCTATGGACAACAGGAAATCAAATCTTCGAGTCCAACCAAAGTCAGCCAACCGATCCAGGAACAGGAAATAACAATGGCCATTTCGGTCGTAATGCCTTGGTTCAACCCGTACGCATCCATCGCGTCAGCGACTGGTGGCTTTGTTACTACAAACAAGGGCCAAATTTGCAATGCCGGATCTGGAACGATTAGCACGACTTTGGGGACCAGGAAGACGTACGCAACGCTTCAAGAAATTGCTGCTGACACGGCAACAGGTACTGCGCACAGCGGATGTCCAATCATTCCATGCGGTAGTGCCGACACGCTTGTGTTTCAGTTTTTAACGTTTTTGTCAACAACAAATGCCGCTTCAGAAAATTATTTTGGAGATGGCTTGACTGCTGACACATTAGTTCAGCGTTTCACTGTGTGGGGAATTAGGCCGCAATATGGAAACGGAATTGACGATGGGCCATACATTGTTGAACCAATAGTGACATGGCGGTTGACTGCAACTTCGACCGGTGGATTTGTAGCAGGAAACTTTTTCAGCAAAGAAGATGGTTATTTCCCGCTGCTTGATGGAACAAACATTTTACCGGGAGAGCCAGCGTCCGCCATAACAGGCGTGTATCTCAGTCTTGCAACGTCGTCTACAGGCACAGCGACAACAAACTCAATTGATATCAACGCGCTGATGCTTGCTAAATCTGCTGGACTTGCGACCTCATCATCGACTCTTGCAAATTTCATAAGCACGGTTGTTGCAACCGACACCTCTGAAACCATTGGATACCACTCAATTGTCGGTATTCACCGATATTCTCATTTCATGTTGGCTACACAATTTGGACCAACAGGGACACAAACAGGCCCATTCCCTCGCATGGGTGCAATCTGCCTTGGACTTTCAACGACTTGAGGTAAACAACCATGCATGTCGGTAGCAAAATTATCGTCCCACCGTTTGCAGCGCGCACATCGTCAACCGGAACATTGAGCATGAAACTCAATGAGGCTGCTGCTTACAACGACGCAAGCAGGATGTACACGTCATTCCCATACATGTCTGTTGGTTCAGGGCAAGGCGATGCTGCATCTACTGCTTACAAATTTGCGCCAATTGAATGCACTGGATTCAATTCAGCAGTCATCACCCCGTTCGCAACAAACGGTGGCGGAAACATGTCATACGCCGCATACTTGATTCATTCAAATAATCAAGATGGCGGCACGCCAACAATGTGGCACGCAACACTTTTGCAAGTGGTTTCATTGACAAGTACGCCATTCCCAACAACTCTTGCAACTGGAAACATTCCAGATGAACTGAACAATGCTGTCGTTACAAGTGGTTTGTATCACTCAACAAAAGCAGGATCAAACACAAGTTCTCCTGGAGCAATCGCGTCTATTACGATGTACGACAACATTTTTGGAACGGCAAGTTCCTTGATTGGGTCTACGTCGATTCCGCACCAGTCAAACGTTTCGTTCCTTGGAGGAGCGTCGCATTTGGCCATTACCTTCACGCAAGCAAACGCGGTTTCCGGCGCTCGCATTGGATTCATAGTAACTCTTTCGGAGTAACACATGCCTCCGGCAACAACGCACACATCACTTGCAATCAACCTAGACCAATGGCGCGGAGAAATCGGGCGCTACTTTGGTTTTGGACGTACTTATTCGTCCATGACTGGAACGCAGCAAGCCGATGTTGATGCAGTAATTGACCGTGGTCTTCGCCAGTTTTACGCTCCGCCAATTTTGCAAGATGGAACAGCGCATGTGTGGTCGTTTATGCGGCCAACCATGAACATCTCTGTCCACGCTCCGTTTACAACCGGGAAACTTACATCTGTAACTTACACCCCAAAGGGTGAAGCGGACATTGGATCTCTTGGGGCATCGGCACTGCCTTTGTGGGTCAAAAACGGCGTGTTGATTTATCAGCATCCGCTTGCCACAAAGTACGACGACGCCGAACGAATAATCCACATCTTTGCTCGGCAAGACTCAGACACTCTCGATCTTGACGACGCCGTTGAAGAGGACGCTTATTCCGGAGCCGGAATTGATTACGTCATCACTGACGGAATCTACGGTCTTCCAACATCGTTCGGTGGAATTGAAGGCAACGTAACGCTTGAGTCTGGAAGCGGATACATGCCAGTCAAGCAAGTAAGCGAAGACCAGATTCGAGAAATGTTCCTCAACGGGGCAATTCAATCTGGTGTTCCAGCATACTTTTGTGTGAGGCCGTACCGGTTCCCAAGCGTTGACCGGATTGGGAATCGCGCAAAAATTGGCATGTACACCAGATACGAGATGGTCTTTTACCCAAGGCCAGACAACTTGTATCGGATGTCATTCAAGTATTTGTACGTCTTCCCAGGCGTAGCAGATTTGGCTGCTGTAGGAGAGGCAACTACAGATTTGCACCCACCCGGGATGGCATATCACCACGAAACAATTCTTGCCTCTTGCCTTGCTGTCGCGGAAGAATACGCTGACAGCCCAAACGGAAAGTACAAAGAGTATTTCCGAAATCGAATTGCAGCCAGCGTCGCTCTTGATCGACGAGTTGCTGGATCTTCGTATTTTGGAGAAAACATCGACAGAAGCGATACGCTTCACTCACAAGGTCGAGCGCCAATTCGGACGCAGGTCACGTACAACAACACTCTCTACTAGGAGCCATCATGTCGGCACACAACCAAATTCAGGAACTCAGTGAAGCACAGAACAGCCAAGGCAAGATCTTTCAGTTGACCGCTGGAGTTCCAACCGGAAGCGTCGCTGGTTTTTCCAAGGGCGCACTTGCCATTGATACAACGAACGGAAAGTTGTACATCAATACTGGCTCAGCAACTAGTGCAACTTGGACTGTTGTTGGCACCCAAACCGCCTAAGAGGTCTAATCAATGGCAACTGTAGCACTTGCTAAACCGGGAACGCACGGCACGGCTGTGCTGCAAATTTTGCAAGCCGACGCGGCTATTGCAAAGATGGCCTTGAAGTTACAGGCTTGCGATATTTCGTACGATCAGATCACCGAAGACACTACAGGTAGTGGACCTTCGCAAACTGACGCATACCACACACACGAAGGCAGCGGTCTTCTTGGAGGTCAAATTGCCCTGCAAGGTCTTTTGATGTCCACAAAGTCAGTTGACACCAATGGAAACGCAGGTGCTTCTGAGCAGTGGATCGGCATCCAAAACATGTTCTCGACTACAGATAATTATTCGAGAATGCGCTGGTCAGTCGCTCTAGCAAACGGCATCTACCTGCGTGGGAACATGATTGTCAAGCAGTGCCGTGTACGCTGGGTTCGTACGGCCGCAACCGTGCAACTGACCATTGTCGGCGTCCTCACTGACACGGATTCGTCTACCACTGAAGCAACCGCACACGTGTACGTAGCACCATGATGAACCAAGAAGATGCTGACATGAAGGCATACGAAGCGTTTGGCGGATTGCTGCCAAACGCATTTCAACCGCCACAACAGTCAGATCCGGTTCTTCAAATACAGCCACCAGCAACACCTCCTCCAACCGCACCGGCGGGCCAGTTCTTGCCTCTGGCTGGTCCCGCTGGTGCGGGAGAGTTCCCAGATCCAATTTCAGATACAAGCACCCAGTTGCTTGAAGCGATCCTTCAAGAACTGCGATCCTTGAATCAAAATCTCAGGAATGCGCTGTGACCAATGGCTGTCAAATCCTACATACCCGGCACAACGGTCTCTGTTGGTTACGAGTCTGAAACAGCAGACAGGGCAACAATTCGATGCCTTGTAACTGGCAAGAACACCCACACGGAAGCCATTGAAGAAGCAAAGACTTCTGTAGGAGAAACCCTATACCCAGGCACATACAACGTGCCGTTGGTATCTGCCGATGCCTCTCCGTTTGGAAATGCAAAGTGGATTGTCAGTCTGAACTATGGTCGCGGCGGTAGAAGCCGACGCAGAAACCAGACTGAACGGCGCATACGTATCAAGAGTTCTCTTGAGTACGTTGATGCATACCTGCTCAACGGTGGCTCATACACCAACGGGTACAGGGACAACAGCAACCCGGATACCGGGCATTGGTTTTCTTTGCAACTTCGCCCCGGGAACAAGCAAACTCCGGAACTTGCTCCACGTCCATACAAAGTTCAGCGTCCAATGATGACGATTCAGTTGGAGTACACAACTCCGTTTCTGACCATCAACGATGCCGAATTGAGTAAGAATGGAAAAATCAATTCGAATGTTTTCCCGATACCAGAGATTGGTGGCGTCTTTGCTGTGAGGACGCTGCGATACGAAGGGTTTGAATCTGGGAAAAGCGACATTGGCACATATCCGTGGTTTACTTCGTTGATTCTTACCTATGACCCTGCTGGGCATTACCGGCAGCAAGCAGTTTGGGACTCAACGCTTGATTCTGGCAACGGTAAATGGAAAACGATTTCAACCTACCTCGCCGCTGAAGAAACAACGTTCTAATGGACCAAGAACTGCTCCAGTTCTTACCTCCAGGTCAAAAGCGATCTGGAATGATTGGGCCTCTCAATGAAGAGGTCAATCGCGCCATTGCGCGTACGCGAGCCAATGTTGCAAGAACTTCCACTGAAACAGACCGATCTATGGATCGTCTGGTTCCGCAGGTTTTTTCGGCCGAAATCACATCAGCAACAGCCCAAACTCCGCTGTCTGCTTCAAGACACTGGTGGACATACCAGTGGAAAGAAGTAGAGCGTGACGCAACTGGAGGCACTTGGTCTGACGTTTCTCCTGGGCGTACAAACTCGGGATATGGAGTTGCGTGGAATTTCTACGAACTCTCTGTAGACGACGACGGCGGCAACACCATTACATCAACTCCTGTTCGTCTTTCTATTGCTGTTGGCAGAGTCGTAACTATGCACATCGACCCTGCTGGCCGTCCTTGGTTCAACGAAGTCAACCCCGTGGAGATCTGTACGTAATGCAAGGCATTTATGGTGGTTCTTGCTGCTGTGATGACTCGCCAGCACTGTGCGATGCTTGGCCAATCTGTACAGAAATACCGGATGATTGCGACCCAAGTGTAAAAGTCATTCCGGGATACGTATCCATTGGGTATCCGCTTGGACCAACGCTTTACGACGGACCATTCTGGGTCGCGTGGCACAACTCTGTTGTTTCGAGACGAAACACATTTATTGAAACAACAATCGCAATTACTATCACTAAAAGAACGGTTGTCATAGATTCTTGCGGCGGTTCTTGCGCGGTAGCGCCAACACCAAAAGTTGATATCACTTGCACTGACAGCGCAATCCCCGCTGTAACCGGGTGTCAAATCACTGAATATGTAGATACGTTTCAGTGGACCTTTGATGGACGCCTTTCGTTTATTGGAGGAAGCAAAGATCAAAACCCATGCGCATTCCACGACGTTGCAAATGACATCTACCACCCTGGGGTTCCCAAGGGTCCATATCCATATGTTTTGACTGATTGCAACAGAACGGGGCTTACACCAAATGCCGCCGTTCCTGTTACTGCAAACAACGTCATCTGGTGGCCAGCAGAAAATCGCCGTGTAGTGCCGCGCTTTGCCGGAACAAACAGCGTTATCAAATCAGCAGTTCCATCTACTGATTACACGCAGACGGCTAGTTGCAACAGTTCCACATCCGTTCTTCGTTGCGGAACCACTGCTACCGAATCTGCAAATCTTTGCATTGACGCACCAATCACAATTGTCCCTGGACACACAACGACATCTGTTGGTGATTTTGGAGTATGCGGTGACGGAACGCACCCATGCCACCTTGGCGAAGGCGGTGTTCCTGCCGCTTGTACCGACAGCCAGCCAAACAACGGCGCCCAAGAAGCGGCGTGGGCAATAGATATCAAGGAGGATGATTTGATTGCAACGCTTGTTGCAATCGGTTTTCCTGTTGACAAAGCAATTGGCGATGTCAAAGACATGTGGGTTGCCCACACATCGCATGGTCGTTTTCGCATTTTGTATGGCATGGAAGACCGCTTGTCTCCGGATGATGTATGGAGATTTACTGACGATGTTTCAATTGTCGAGTCCCATGTCGTCGGAGAGGCTTCTGCCGGCAAGTCATACACAATCAAAGTAGAACTGGATTTCAAGCCAGTAAATTGGTGCCGACAAAATCCTCGCTGCGGTTGTGTGCATTCCTTCTGCGAAAACGCGCCATCAACGATCAACGTAAATCTATACACGTCTGACATCACTGGGTGCAGCCAGACTGTTCTTGATGCGTCGTATTCCCTCGGTCTTGGCGAATACAGAATTCCAAACGGCGCATTTACCGCAGTTTGCGGAGCACAAGCAACTCCAAGTTGCATGCAGTACCCAGTTTCCACTCCAGGGAACTTTTCGGCAGCGCCTTGCGGTCCTTATTACCCACCGAACGTCCCGGGTATTTTTATTGATTTTGTTGGTAGCCATCCTGTTGAGCGCGCACACGCTGGATGGGTTCGATATCGAAACAAATACGACCATTACTATTGTATAAACACAATAGATATTGGTCTAATAGGTGCATGTTGCCCAGCGCCGGTTGGCGTTGGCGGACAAAACTGGACGCACATGGAGATTGGTTGCGGGAACCTTATTGATCCAGCGTGGGCGGCAACTCATCAACCATGCCCAGGTATTGAACCTGGATGTAGTGACAACACAATCCCAAACACTGGCGAATTTTTTGAGTGCCGCGCAGTGCAGTATTATTCTGGCAGAATTGGGTATTCAGCGGCACTTGTTCCAAGTACCTGCCATAACTGTACGTCTTCATGGTTTGAGTGCGGGCAAATGATTTTCCAGTCTTGCGGAACGGTTCTTTATGACGTGTGCGACTGCTGCCTCACCCAAGCCACGCCTGGCCAATACGAATTGTTGATTATCGACTGGGACACAACCGAGTATTGCACGCCTATCGGACAACACGATCTCTATGGTGCAACTTCTGGAACAAGTTGCGAAACCAAAAACTTTATCCAGATCGGATACGCGGAAGTCGGATGAATTGCCAACACTGGAGAGAGTGCAATATCCCGCATGGAGGTTGCTGCGATCTCGGCTTTTATGGCGGTACACCATCTCTCGGCACATGCAAACGGTGCCTTGCAAGTGACAAGCAAAACCAGCAAATACCGCAACAGCCCACAATTCTTGGCAAGGCTCTCTCTTACTTCAAGGCTGAGGTTTCGGCCGTTGTGAGCAGCATCACTGAAGAGCAATACCAAGCACGACTCGACGAATGCTCGAAATGCCCTTTGCTAGTCAAATCGACCAAAGAAGATGAGTTGGGATGGTGCAAGGGGTGCGGTTGTGGGCAAAACAGCAGGGCAGAACTCAAAACCAAAGCCAAAATGCCAGCGGCGACATGCCCTCTCAAAAAATGGGGCTAGCGCTGACTGCTTTATTAGATAACATGCAAGCAATAGTTGACACCTGCCACATGGCAGGTCAAGGAGAAGCGACATGGACATGTTTGACCAACCCGCATTTCAACCGGGCTTAGATCGCCCAACATACGGTCCAATGCGTGGAGCGCCCATCAAGCCTGTCCGCAGGTCTTCTACCCCATATCAATTTCCTGGTCAGCAGGCAGCACCAGAACAGGCGCCTACCGGAATGCCGTCCCTGGGCGCGGAGCAGCAGTTTGCGCCGCAGCAGCCACAAGCCCCGCGTGGCATGCAGCAGCAACCAATGGGCGCTCCGCCTATGGGGATGCCGTCTTTAAGCGAGCAAAGGCAATCACTCAATGAGGCGTACCAAAACGCTCCGCCGCTTCCTGGACAAGTAAAAAAGCCTGGGCCGCAAGATGATTACATCCGCGCTTACGAGCAGTTGGAGAAATCTCGTCAAGCCGTAGCCGTAGATCCGCGCTTCTCTCCAGAGCAACGCCAGCAGGCGTTTGAGCGAATTGCCGCCAGAGCAGACGAACTCGACCAAGGATACCTGGCTGGCCAGGAGATGATGCAATCTCCAATCGGATATGACATGCCTCCAGCCGAAGAATTCGGCATTATGCAAGGCGGTCTTGAAACGGTTGGCGGCGGACAAATTCGCAATCCGGCCACCGGCGACATCATGCCGTCAATCAAGTCTCCTACTGGAGAAATCATCCCTGCGCCTCAAACGCAGCCAGAAATTGATTCGCTCCCCGAAGGATCGAAGTACGTCAATCCTGAAACTGGAGATGTAGAAGTCGTCGGAGGCGCAAAATCCAAGTCGCGCAGCGGAGGTGGATCGTCGGCATCAACGGCATCTCGCGCCGTTCAAGAACTGGACATGACTCCAGATGACGCCGCAGCGGCATTTGAGAAGTGGAACTCAAAGCAAGATCCAATGAGCACCGCAGAAGAACGCGCGGTAGTTCAGAAAATCATCTCGTCGCTCCCTGATGACCAAGAACAGCAAATCATGGCGCAGATTGAGGCAAACCCTGAATCGGCAATTGAACTGCTGTCTCAGTTTGCTCCCAACATGAACATTGGCGAGGAACTGGAATCCGCACGTATTTCTGCGTTTGCTCGCGAAGAAAAGGGTCGAAAGGGTCGAGTCAACAAGGTTGCCCAGGCGCTTGGCATGCAATTGCCGGAAGCAGAAAAGGCGCCTGTTGTAAACCCAGACCGCTACCTTGTTGAAACGGGAAACCAAGGAACTACACGAATTCGTCGCCGTGGAAACCGCCAATTCTCAATCCCGGCAGTTCGTGGAGAAGACGGCGAATACCGACCAGCACCAAATGCTGTTCGAGAACTTGCAGATCTTGATGTAGACAGCGAGTTCGTAAACATCCGCCCAACCGAAGGCGGTAAGCAAGTCCGAGTTCTTCCGTTTAGCGCCAAGACTGTCAACCTTGAAAACTTCGCTCTTGATGATGAACAGCGCGCAATCCTTGCAAGCGAATCAGGCGGGATCAAGGCGCGCGGAATGGAAGAATGGAATCGGTTTGAAGACGAACTTCGGAAGTTCTCTGTAACCAATGAAGTTTGGAATCCAGACAGCCTGTCTCCAGCACAAGAACAACTTCAGTCGCTGGTCAACAACTTCTACCGCGAACTTTCTCCAAAGGGACGTGCCGCGATGACTATGTACATCGCCCACTCACTTGGACACGAAGTGTCTGAAGATCGCGATTTCACAAGCACTGGATGGGTCAACAAGAAGATCCCACAGTCGCAGCAGGCACAACAAGCGCAGCCTGCTATGACAACAGAGCAGCAACAAACCCAATACAGGGATTCAAGCCGCAGCACCATTCGGAACCAAATGATTCCAGCGGCACTCAAAGCGGCAACTGCTGCGGCAAACGAACCTTCGTTTGGTAGGTCTTTGTTTGGAGATGGCTCTAATAAAGCCTACGAGCAAAACATCCAAAACATCGGCAAGGCTATTAGCCAAAACGTCGATTCCATGTTCATTGAGCAAGGCAAAAGCCCTGTCAGCGACACCGTCGCCAGGAAACGGTTGCTGCTCGAAGAAATCGACCAGTTGGCTAAGGAAATCACGACCAACCCAAGCGTGTCAGCACAAGAAGGCAGCAAGATCATTGATGATCTCTACGCTTATGTTGGCGAAACAAAAGACTGGCGCACAAAAACAAAGCCAACCAAAGCCGCGCAACCAGCGCCGCAAGCAGCGCAGCCAACAAAGTCACAGCCCGCTCCTGTTGCAAATCAGGCAGCAATGAGCGACCAAGAAAAAGCCTCCACTGCTGCTTCGCGCCGCAAGGGCATTCGCATTGCAAATGCTGATGACTACGACATTCAGCGCGAACTCGCCATTTCGGAAGTCAAAAACCGAAACGCGCGTAATCAAGTTCGTGATGAAGAAGCAAAGAAGCAAGCGGACTTCAAAGCCAAGCAGGCAGAAGAACTCCGCGAATGGGAACGTCAGAACCTTCCTATTTCTTCAAAGCGCCAAGAAGAGATTGCTAGGGTTTCTCCACAAATGGCTGCTGATGAACGCCGACGAGCAGAAGCGCGCGGCGCGCAAACGTCCGCTCAACAAGCGCAACAAGCCAAGAAGCAGGAAGAGTTCAAGGCAAAGCAAGCCGAAGAACTTCGGGAATGGCAGCGACAAAACCTTCCAGTCTCAGACAAGCGAACGCAAGAAATTGCGGAAGTGAATCGCCAAAAAGCAATTGCAGATCGGCGCGCAGGAGCCGCACAAAACTCCCAAAAGGCTCGATTTGAACGCGACGAAAATCTGCGCATCATTGAGCGTTCCGAACGAGAAAACGAAAAGGCGCGAGAAGCCGCTCGCCGCGAAGAAGTACGTAAGAAGTACGAACTTCGTAAAAAACCAAACAGCCGCTGATCTTGTAATTCCATCTCTAAAGAAGCACGGAAAGCCTAGTAGGATTAGCACATGAGCACTATCAACAGCAACGTAGATCCGCTTACCGGCCGTCCGCTTCTCGCACCAGCGGAGCCAATGCTGGATCAAGTTGCTCCTCGCGCGTCTATTGGGCAGCGCCTTCAATCGGCAGCAGAGATGTCTACTGACCCGACTGCAACTGGGTTCAACCCAGAAGAAGCGCAACGCCAATTTGAACAAGCCAATACCGAAGCGATGGCGGCGCGTGATGAAGAAGCCACGCGCAAGTTGGAGCGCTCGCAGGGCATTTATCGTCCTGAACCTGGAGATGAAAAATACAAAACTGGCGGAACGACCAAGAGCGTCAACTTTGATTCTTGGGTTCGCAATGCGTCTAATGTGATCCCAGAAACTCGAATTGATCCGGCAGCCAATCCAGACGAGTTTTATTCCCAGTTTGGATTCCAGCCTGGGATGAAGCCGCAAGAAGGGGACATTGGTTTCCTAAAGCGCTTTGAGGCACGACGCGATATTCGTAATCAGCCAGATGCGTTTAGGTTGCAAACTGCAACCGAAGGCGGAGTTGATTTTTCTTCCGAAGGCCCGTTGCGCGTACGAAACGAAGAGTCGTATTCGCAAGAAGAACGAGCCAATCTTGCCATGCTCGACCTTGGCAAGAACATTCAACGCCGAGTCGAGCAAGAAAAGGCGCTCAAGAACTCCGAATGGGGCGCATGGATTGGCCGCAAACTTGAAGAGCGGGCAATTGAAACAGAACGAACTGGAGGCGCAGGCGTTGGTCGAGCGCTTCTCAACAGTGTTCCCGCAGGAGCGCTTTCTTCTCTGCAAGCAATCAGCGGATTTGCGTCGCTTCTTGGAACTGGTCTTGAGTTCTGGTCTGAAGATGTATTTGGATTCCAGCAGGGAACTACTGGAGAAGCAACATCTACATTTTTCAACAACGCATCCGGTGTTCTTGAAATCGCCAAGCAGGCAATGGTTGGATCGAAAGATCAAACAGCCATCATGCTCAATGCCATTGGCGACGGCGTAGGCCAATTCGCAGCATCTCTTGCCCTTGCTGTTGTTACTGGTGGAACGGGAGCAATCCCGATGTTCATTGGTAGCGCTGGCGCACAGGCCGCAGGATCTGCATACAACCAGGCATACCTTGAAGCATTGCAAATGGGCGTTGACCCAGAAGGCGCTCGCGCATACGCGGCTGTCGATGCGACACTTTACGGAGCAACATCTTCTGTAGTAAACGCAATTCCCGGCTACGCGCTTCTTGGCGGCAGATCGCTTGATGTAGCAAATACTCTGGCAAAAGCATCTGTTGCCGCTTCGGCAAAGAAGTTGAGCGCAAGCCCGTACGTCATCAAAAAGGTTGCAAGCGGCGCATTTGCAGAAGGCTTCCAAGAGTTGTCTGAAGACGCCTTGGGAAATATGGCTCAAGTGCTTGCATGGGATCTTGCTGGCGGCGACTACAAAAAGCGCGAACTTCTTCTCAAGCAACTTGTTGCTCTAGACCAAGACGCATGGACACAGGCTCTTGCAAACTTTGCTGGCGGCGCTGGCGCTGGCGCTATTGGCGGCAAGGTTGTTCAAGCACTTGATCTTCGAAAGTACACGCTTGAGCAAAAAGACCGAGACTTGGCATGGAAGGCTTTTGAAAGCGGTCTTGCTTCCAAGGGTTCATTTGTCCCAGGCAACCCTGCGGATCTTTCCCAAGATCAACTCAATCGTGCTGCGCGTGGCGAAGATGTACGCGATACGACTGCTGTCGAAACAAGCGCAGGACCAACCAATCTTCCTGTCCGCCCGCAAGATGCAATCAATGAACTGAAGCGCCGTGGCCTTCCGGTTCCCGCTAATGCAGTAACAACTCCGGCCGAACCAGCAAAACCAACAGCGGCAGCACCAGTCAAAGAAACCAAGCCTGGCATTTCTGTAATTGAAAAAGGCCCAGCGCTTATTGACCGCAAGACTCGAAAACCAATTGATATCGACAACACAGGAGTCGATTTCAAGAAGGTTGCTTCGGGCGATGAGGCTGAGATTTCAAAACTTGTCGGCAAGAACCAAGCCGCCATTCGCATCTTGCTTTCAACGCCAGGGCTTTCGTTTACCCAAGAAAACCTTTCGCGCATCTTCACAGATCCAAAAGCCCTTGCTGAAATGCAGGGAATTTTGTCCGATCCTGCAAAGCGAAATGCTTTTGCTGAAGCGCTTGTCAAGGTTGGAGCAAGCGCGGGCCTGATTGAGTCTGCAAAGGGCATCAAGCCGCTTGACACCAAAGAAGAAGCACGCCTTGCAGAGATTGACGCTGCTATTGCTAAAAATCCAACCGGCAAAGAACTGCTTGATCTTTTGCGGGAGCGGCGAGATCTAGTTGTTCGAAAGATCGTTGCTGTCAAAGACGCAGATCTTGATCCTCTTAGCCCATACGAGCGGACCACGCTGCTTGAGAACAAGAAGAAGGCTCTTGTAGATCCTCGTACTACAGAAAAAGACAAGAAGCGCCTGCAAGAAGAAGTTGATCTTCTTGAGCGTAGAAAGAAGAGCGCAAAGACTTGGACGGCTCCTGCGTTGCCAACGGTCACTCCAGACCCGACTGGCAAGCCTCTTTTGGAGCAGCAGAAGGTCCGACTCAAGCGCATTGAAGAAATGCTGACCGATGGTCGGCCGATGAAGCCTGAAACTCGTTTGCAGTTGGAAGACGAATACTCAAAGTTGAAGGCCCGCGAAGGAGTAGCAAAACCCGCTCCGACTCCAAAGCCGGAACCAACTCCTGAGCCGGAACCAACTCCAGAGGCTTTGAAGCCGTTGAGTCCATATGAAAAGCGCGTGCTTGAAGTCAAGAAGCGCGCTTTCTTTGACCCTGGAACGACAGATAAAGAAAAGGCTCGACTCCAGAAGGAAATTGACGCACTTACAAAGCGTCTTGGCGCAACAAAGCCTTACGAGCCTGAATTCCCTCTTCCGGCAGTAACTCCAGACACGACCGGAAAGCCTCTTTCAACAAGAGAACGCGAATCATTGGGGAAATTGGAAACGGCACTTACTGACGGCCGTCCAATGTCTGCTGAATCTCGCGTCAAACTTCTTGAGCAGTGGAAGGCACTGAAGTCTCGCGAAACAATTAGCAAGACCAAGGCGGCACCAGCGCCCGCACCTGCGTCACCAGCGCCTGAGCCAACACCAACACCAGCACCAGAACCGACACCAGCACCTACGCCAACTGCTGAACCAGCCCCTGCTCCAGTAACAGAGCCTACTCCTGCTGTTGAACCAGAGGCAACTCCCGCACCTACGGCACCAGCACCTGAACCAGCACCAGCACCTACACCAACTGCTGAGCCAGCACCAACGCCTCGACGTAGAAAGAATGTAAGCGTTGAGGGTCTTCCCGGAATCGAAGAAGAACCAGCGAAGAAGTTTTCTGGCGTCAATCTTCACCGAGAAGCAAAGGCTGCTGGAATCAGCATCATTCACCTGCTTCGCAACATTGCTGGAGAGCAGAATAGGACAGAACTTACCGATGTTGAGATTGAACAGTTGCGACGCATGGAGCAAGGCCGCGTTTTTGCTCCTCATCTCATTGGTGTTAGCCCGGTTGGGGTGCGAATTCTCGTAAGTCTTGGAGCAATTCGCCAATCAACTGGTGGCGGATATGACTATGTGATTGACCAACTCCCGCCGGACGTATCACCGTTTGTAATTGGTACTAAACCGGTTGAGCCAGAAACTCCTGTTCTGCCAATTATTTCTGATGCTCGCCATGAACTTGCAATCCGCATGAATGCGCAAGCAGAAAGATTCCCAGGAAATTATCCAAAACTCGGCGGAGTAGAAATTTCAGAGTTGGGCGAAGAAAAAGCCACTTCTCCGCGTAAACAAAATAGGACGCGAGTTGTTGTTACAAATCTTAACCCAGGAACTACAAACAGGACCACCATTTCTCCAAAAGCAAATCCCAAAATTACCGATGGGACACTTGCAAATCTTGCCCAAGAATATCTTGCAGGAAAGATTGGATCTGGCGCAAAGAATCCTTCTCACTTTATGTCATGGACAGGCTCGGGAACATTTACTGCGCATGGTCAAAGACCAAACCGAAGCGGCATCAATCTTCGCTTTTTGTCTAAAGACGATCCAGCAATGAAATCGCTTGGATTTAGCAGTTCAGAAAATCCAATTGCTTTTGCTAACCGGATTGGATCAATCGTTGTTGCCAGAACTGGCAAAAAGGGAACACACGGATCAGCGTCGTGGTCAACAGTAAATCTTCGCGTCCAAAGTTCTGGTGATTCATTTGTAATTTCAGATAAAGAGGCGACAGAACCACTTGGCGAAGGAGAGTTTTACGTCACGTACCCATTGATTCTTGTTGATATTGAAAACGCCAAAGGTCGTCGTGAAGGCAAGCAAAAAATTGGCTTCATTGACACAATTTTGCATGAAGCGTGGCATCAAATCCTGTTTGACAGAATCGGTCAAAGCGGTCGGCGTGAAGCAGAAGCGGCGCTTGTGAAAGAACTTCGCGACGCTGCTCCAGAGTTGTATGACGCAATCGTAGAGCGAATGGCTTCAAGTCTCTCTAATTATCAAAAGGGGAACCGCAATGAGGAAATCATTGTCCGCATTGCGGCAAAGATCTCTCACGCAATCATGTCCGATCCGCGTGAACTTGAACTGATTTTGCAAGACATTGAAAGCGTTGCAAAAACTCCAGAAGCAAAACGCGCTGGCTACAGTTGGTTTGCCAAAACGGTTTTCATGCTTGCAAGAAACATTCAAAGAACAATTCTGGCAGCAACCGGAAACATTTACCGCAATAAATACTCTTTTGACCAGATCCGCGCGCTGTTTGATGACTACGTGCCATTGTCCGCAGCAAAAAATGCGGCAATTGAAAAAGACCCAACGGTACGTGAAGTTCTTGCACTGGTCTATCCAGATGTCACTTCAAACATCAGCGTTGCTTCTTATGTGCCAAAAGAAATTGGCCCAGCGCAAAACCTCTATCACGCAGTATCAGAAATTACGCGGATTTTCGCAGAAGCGCTAAACCCAAAGTGGTTTGGCTTTATGGATACCGGAATTGGACTTGGTCTTGCTGAGATTGACCCATCCAAACTAAATCAAGTGCCAGAACTGATTCGAAAGGCCAGTCAAAAACTGCGGCCTATGGCTATTACGCACTTGACTCGCACGGTATCTGGCGAACGCCTTTTCTGGACAACTAGACCATTTGATGAACCTCTCCAATTTGATGCAAGCGATTTTTCGGCAAACGAGTTTGACAATACTCAAATCACTCATCGCGCAGAGCCTCGACAACTGCCAAGGAAAAAATTTGGTGGCAAATCGCTGCAACTTGTCGGAGTTTCCTTGGCAAAGGAATATTCCATTGCTTTGAGCACCATCAAGGATGGACTTGCAAAAGCAATTGCAAGCGGATCTCGTCGTATCAGCGAGAAGAAATGGTTTGAGAAGAACTACAAGTCGCTCAAGAATGCAGAAGAAAAGACCGCAACATTGTCCGTTGATATGACGGAAGTGCAGTCATCTTCCTCATACAAGTCAATGAGCACTTCTGGCAAAAAGGCTTTTGCTGCCGTTGCAAGTTCTGCAATGAAGATCAAGGGTGGTGCGCTTCGCGATGCGCTTTCTTACGAGGGGAAACTCCCACAAGAAAGCGAGCGCGCAATTGAAGACTTCATCAAGCAGTCAAAGGCTACTGGTGACGTAGCAAACACGATGGAGTTTTTGCTGCGCGTCATCTATGGCGAAATGGTTTCGCGGCACATCGTTGACAACAAGAAGTCTGCTGGAAGCGATGTCGGCTGGGCTATTCCGCCAATTGTTTCCATTGGCATTTCTAGTAATGGAAATATCAGCATCAAGACAAAGACAATATCTTGGGGTCTTGAAGGCGAAAAGATCAGCACGACCGGATTGAGCGCCGATGAAAAGAAAGCAGCGGTTGCCAAAGAGCATCGGCGCAAGGCTGCCCTTCTTGCCAAGTCAAAGAAGTGGTTTGTTGACCACGTTTCTGACCTCGTAACACGCGCAAGCAACGGGGATCAAGATGCTCAATTGATTATCAAAGAGCAGGCTTGGTACGACGCAATCTTTGAACGTCTTGCTACGTCTTTTGGAAACCAGCAAATGTTGTTCACTGAACTGCTTGCCGCGCTGTCTCCGCAGACGCCAGCAGACATGAACTATGCGTATGCAATTGATGCAATTGAAGCGTTCATTCGCGGAGATTACGACGACGCACTCAGCGAATACATCGACTGGGTTTCCGACTCAAAGCGCATTAAAGAAATTTCGTTGCTTCAAGATCGCATTGAATCGCGACGTGCTTATCTCAAAAACAACAACATCCCGGAAGACACAGATCCTCTTATCAAATCTCTGAAGATTGATGTCTCAGACCGATCTGTTTACAGAGGCAAGACAATCGGCCGAATGGTTTATGTCGCGCAGGGAGAAAACTTCCCAGTAGATCCATATGAGGATTCTTCTGGCAATTTGATTACACCTGCTGCTAAGCCATTTAGGAACATGGATGACTTGGTCAAGCGATACGGACCAAAGAAAGACCAAATGGCAGAGCCTGAGTATTACGTGGCTCTTCGAGATTTCAGGAGATCCGTCATTGAAGAAAATCCACAAGCATTTGACGATGCTGGGAATCTTCTTGAAGGCGCTACCGTTGCAGTACATCCAAAATTTGGCGTTAATTCAATGTCGGCTATGCGCGTCATGGCCGGTATCTGGGCAAAGAATGTCCAAAGTCCAAAGGTACATACATTCTTCGCCAACCTCATGGGACGAAGTACCAATGCGACCATTGATCTGTGGGCTGCGCGCGGTGTCCGAGAATCTATGGGCCTTCCACGAATCCCTGCTTATGCCGAAGTCGGTGTAAGCGGAAAAGTTCGCGACGGAAACATTGATGACATCACTGGCGAATACGGGTTTGCGCAACAGATTTTTGAAAGCGCTGCTGCTGAAATTACAGCAAACGGGATTATGCCAATCTCTGCAAAAAACTTGCAGGCTTTGATGTGGTTCTCATTGAAGAACACATGGAGCAAGAACGGTTGGACTACCGCGCAAGGATCTGCTGGATCTTTTGAGCGCGCTTTTGATCGCGATCCATTGACTCTCTTGACCGCTGAGTTTGATTCCGACTCAGTGATGCCAGTTGGTGAGTTCATTGAGCGCATTTCGCAACTAACTGACAATGACAAGAGTGTTTTGTCGGTTCGTTACGAATCAAACCCACGAACAAACAGACGGACAACCAATGTCAGCCTTGTCGTTCGCTACCGAAACTTTGATTCAAACGGATTTGCTGCCAAGATTTCTGACATGGTGTCGGAAAGCAAGACTGCGCTCCGTGTAACCGTAAATCAAACTGTTCCATACGGCGCTGCTCGCTCGCCAAATGCACGTCCGGGATACATCATTCGTTTCCCATCCAATCTGACCATTGAAGAAGCCACCGCAATTGCTGCTCAAATTGAGTTGGCTAACCCAACGTGGGATATCGAAATCGAAAACGATGGTCGCGCCGATACCGGAGCAGACGGAAAAACTCGGCAGTCGTTTGGCATGCGTATTCACTACGTTGCGGAAGCAGATCCAGCAGTTCGAGCCAACGCCCACCGCAACGAGCAAGAATCACCTACTGACGACGCAATCATCACAATTAGAAACAAGGCTTTGCTCCAAACCTTGTCAGAACTGGACCGACTTGGAATTATCGCGAAGGGTGTTCCGTACGCGGTAGAGTCAATCACCTTTGGAGCAGAAGGAGTTTTCAATGACACACAAGGAGTGGCTGCGTTCACTGATTACCGCAGCGGCACAACCGTCAACGCAAGATCGCTTTCTGGTGTCGTTGCAGAAGGAATTGGACTCTCAGGACGATTCACAGACCCAGAACTTGCGGATTACGTCGATGCCAACGGACCCGCCAGCCAAGATGTCCGCAGAATTGCCGAAGAAGTAGTTCCAGAAGATGTGCAACAAGCGCACATCATTGCTGTTGACCGCACATTCCCAAACGACGGAGATGGCGGTACTTATGATTTGGCACTTGAATCTGTTGGCGAAGAGTTGGGTGTTTCTAATGTTGAGTACAACCCAGACTTGCAAAGCCAGCAGCAAATTGAATTCATTGATTCTCAAGACATTCCGCTGCCAGCAGAAGCCGAAGCATCTGGAGTCAAGGGAAAAATCCTTGACACCATTGGAGAATGGTTTGGCAATCCAAAGGGCATCAAGATTACCGGCGGCAAAAAAGAAGGGGACATTGGCGTATTCAAGCGCTGGTTTATCCCACTGCTGAATTCCGCATGGTCTTCAGGAATCCCATCAGTTCGTCGTGTTGCCGAAGCACTTGTTTCGACAGACCTCGAAAGAATGCGTGTTACAGAAGGCATGGTTGCGAAGGGCAAGGATTTGTACGCCGCACTTCCAAAGAAGTATCGTGCAAACAACGGCGCTGAGTTCTTCAAACTGATGGATCGCTACTACGATCCAAACCTTGACAACGCCCACCCACAATGGGTTGATGAATCTGGAGCACGTCTTACTGACGACGTAATCAATGTGCTTCGCGAATTCAAAAAGATTGGCGAGCAACAGCGGTTGGGCATCATTGCGGAAAAACGAGCCGCAGCGCGAGAGATCGTGTCATTCATGCCAATTGCCCGTATTGCAAAGACTGCCCAAGAGAACGGGTCAAACTGGAAAGTTGAAGAAGTGCGCTTTGGACCTGCCAAGCGCGATGTAGTCAAAATGATTCTTGACGAAGACAGTGGCGAGTACATGTCGCTTGAAGAAGCGCGCGAATCGCTTGTTCTTGTCATGGTTCCAGACGACTGGGGTCGCCAGTTCTCGCACATTTTCCACGCATTCTTTGGAGCGTACGAAGGCGTTTGGTACGACAAGGCCGCATACGAAGCGGCAATCGCTGAAGAAAAGAGCGAAGCAGAGGCGATGCGCATTGCCAAGCGTTCCATCAGCATGGACGGCGGAACCGCTACAGAATCAACGCAGGCAGCAATGGTTCGTCGTATGCGCCAGTTCAAGAAGTCTCCACCGCCTGGCATCAACAAAGACAACATCATGCAATTGGAAATCAAGATCCAAACGCATGTCCCGCCAGACGTTGTTCGACTCAGCGGCAAACAGTACGACATGCTGCGGCGACAAATTGAAGAAGCAGCAGATATCGAATCTGATGTCGTCAGCGCCATGCTTCGCGGAAAGATCGGGCGCAACGAAGGCAAAAAACGTTTCTATGCTTCCATCCTTGAGCGCAAGGGCAAGGAAGGCTTTGACATTGACTTCATGCGCGTATGGCAAGCACAGACATCTGGCTACTACAAGTGGCTTTACTTCAACCGTCTGCGCAAGGATGTGACATCTTCTATTGAAGATCTCAAGCGTCAGGGCTATGTCGGCTGGTCTGCTCACTTGCAGGACACGCTTGACTACATGACTACGTTTAGGCAAAGCCAGTTTGAGCAGTTGATGGACTCGCTTTTTGCCAGCATCCCAATTATGCGCACTTACATCGGCCCAATGCCGACGCGCCGATTGCTTCAAATGGTTCGCACAGTCAACGTGATGCGACAACTCTGGACAATTCGCCAGCAGTTCGTCAACTCGCTTCAGCCATTCCAGACGGTGTTCCCAATTATTGGTACACGCCGATTCTTGAAGTACATCGCTCGGTACAACAGCAAGGAAGCAAAGGCTGTTTTCGCCAAGTACGGATATCTTCGACCAAGCGGAGAATGGTACGAAGGTCGGGAATTTAGACTTGGACCAGGTACCGGCTGGTTCGGAAAGGCTTACGACAACATCAAGCGAATCATAGAGAAGTCTCCAATTTCCGGCCCGGAAAGCCGGAATCAGAACTTCACGTTCTTTGCTTTCTACACGTATGCCACCGAAGAATTGGGCATGCCAGAAGACATGGCAGCAAAACATGCATTGCTGCGTGTTGCGCAAACCCAGTTTTCCTTCTCAAAGGCAAATAACCCAGTTGCATTCCGTGGGCCAACCCGTGCAACGCTGTTGCAGTACAAGCGATTCATGGTGTCTTCGTTCGGCTTGGCGCACAACATCTTCAACGAACGAGATCCGCGCACAGGAGAACTTACTGACCGAACCGCTCGACTTGCTCCAAAGGTTCGTTGGATTACATCGTTCCTTGTCATGGGCGGTTTGAAGGGGTTGCCAGTATTCATCCTGCTTGATGCAATTGCCCGCATCTTCTCGGATGATGAAAATGCAACGGGATGGGATATCTACCAAGACCTTCGCGAGCAGTTGGGCGAAAACGCTGCCAACGTCGTTGTCTTCGGCCTACCCGCCGCCGCTGGCGTTGACATCTCTGGTTCGATTGTCTTGTTCCCCAAGCCATACGGACGAACCGTGTATGACATGATTGGTGGCTTCCTTGCCGGACCGACGCTTTCTGCTGTTGGTGACGTGTACACGTCTATGACCGACAAGAACGCTATTTATCAAAGCAACTTTGATGAGTTTGTCCAAGGCATCGTTTCGTCTTCTCCGGCATTCCAGCAACTCACTACTGGGATTGACCTCATCAACAAGGAGTTTGATAAGTACGACAAGCAAGGCCGTCTGCAATTCCGCCGTACAACCGCAGAGCAAATTCGCGCCGTGATGGGCTTGCGAAGTGTCCGTGAATCGCTCGAAAGCCTTGAATACCTCAAGGTCATCACGATGAAGGAGGCGATTGATGACATCCTTGACGACATCGCATCGTTGATTGCATCTGGCAAACTTGTTGAAGCCCGCCAGCAAATTGCGTACTGGAACCAAATGTTCCCAGAAGCACCGCTTCCAACCAACATGAAGTTGATTATGAAGCAGCCCGACTTGTCGCGCCGCGTAAACCGTAAGATCGACGACCGAACCTTGGACACTCGCCAGCGTCGGTTGAAGCAAGTCAATGACCGTCTTGCCAAGATCTTGGTTGACCGCGAAGGTTTTGAGTCGGGAGAAGTTGAATGAAACAGAAAGAGCCGACCGTAAGCGTAAGAATCAGAGAGTCTGACTACGACATATTGCTGGGTCTTATGGCCCAGTTTGGGACAAAAACTATCACCGACGCCATGTCCCAGTGCATACATCTGGCAGCACAAGCAACTAAATAAAACAACACGACCTGCCATGTGGCAGGTCGTGTTGCATAAGAACCCGATGGATTCTTATATCAGCGAGTGCAGACAACGTCGATGTAGTCGCAAGTCATTGTGCGGGCGGATGTTCCGCGCGTCACAACACTGAGTTGGACTCCCATCGTTGTAGTGGTGTTGCTATTGAGCCTGTTCGGAGCACCGTACTTCTTGCCGTTGACGTATGCCTGAACCGTCCAGCCTTGGACCAAAATTCCTACGCGGTAGAAGGTTCCTGCTGCAAGAGTGAAGTCAAGTGGCACGAGCGATTCGACGTGCGAACTTCCGTACGTCGAAAGTTGAAGCGACTTGCCAGCAGTTGCACCAGTAAGCGAGTCGGTACCAGCGTCAAATCCAATGAGCGCCACTGCCGAGCCTGGAGTGATTGACGAGGTACCCCATTCACTACCTGCTGGGGAATTGGCAGTCAAGCCAAAGTACCAAGATGCCAGAATGTTGCTGTATGAAAGGCGGGCTTCTGCGTAAACAGTCCTGCTTCCATCAAGAACAATGAAATCGCCTGGGGATGAAATAACAACTCCCATCCCATCAGTGGTACCAACGGTATCCAGCAAAACCGTTCCACCATGAGCCGATGCAACTGGTGCTGCCGTACCGCTGGAAGCGGCAACTACAGTGGAAGTGTATTGGCCATCCTCGACATCATTCATGAAATCAAGGAAGTAGCGAAATGCACTCTTGGGATCAAGAAGAGCGTCAGCCGCTTCGGATACACCGAGAGGGCCAGAGTTGTACTTGGTAATAAGTTGAGGCATGATTGAACTGCCTTTCTGGCCCTATTAGGCCGAAACGTCTGGAGATGCGGTTGCGAGGACGAAATTGACGCGACGATTGACGCACTGAAGGTTCATCGTGGTGTCAATGAAGGTCTGGAAGACGGTGTGCTGATTGCTCGCCTTCGTTGGACCTTCTTCGCGCATGTATTCGCCCGAGAGGAACACTGGACGGTACGCGCCCCAGTTGATGCCGTAGATCGGATCACCGGCACGACCCTCAAGGTGAGGACACCACGTCACTGGGACTTGACGGAAGGTGACGCGACCATCCTTGGAAGCGATGTCGTTGCCCAGGTTGTCGTTTTGGGTTTCAAGGACGCGCTCCAATTGGCCAATCACGTTGTAATTCGTGTAGTAGCCGTACATGTTGCCGTTCTGGTAGTCGGGCTGTGACACCGGAGCCTTGAAGTTGGTGAAGGTCGAAGCCTTACGCCACTTCTGGATGAGGTCATCCTTCGTGACGCTGGTGTACTTTGCGCACCAGTTCTTCCATTGGGTGTAAGCGGTGGAATCGACGTTTGCAGCGCCAGCCGAGAATCCGGTTGGGTTACCGCCGTCAAAGCCGCCGTTTGCGTTCGTGGAGGAGTTGTCCGTCCACGTGATCCAGTACGGAACGCCGTAGATCGACAACGTGTCGGTCGAGCCATTGGGACGACGCCAGAAGCGTGTCTCCATGAAGCCCGCCATGTCCACCATTGCGTCGTGGCGGCGGATACGCACAAGATCGACGATCTGTGCCGGGGAACGGTTGATCGCGATTTCGCGACGCTCAATTGCGTACGAAGTCGTGATGTGACGCCAAGGGATATTGGCGGTAATCATCACGTCCGACACGTTGACCGAGTCGGTGGCGTAGAGGCCAGTTTCCTTCGTAGCACCAGTGGTGCCAACCATGAGGTTCCACTGGATGCCAGTGCCGCTATTGAACGACACCTTGTTCTTGTTGAGGAGTTGCGGAAGAGCGATGTGCTCTTGGAGGGAGTACGAAAGATCGGTCCACTTCATTTCACCCAGGTTGCGCTGGGTCGTGGTGATGAGATCTGCAATGTCATCTGCCTGGAGAATTGGCATGACTTGGTCCTTTTTGTTTTATTGGAAGTCTTCTTGAGCGGTCGAATACGGATCAATTCCGCGACTCTTGAACCAGTCTGCAACTCCCTGTGCCGCGCGCATGCGCGGGTTGGATGATGATGCAGTGCGAGTTCCAGGTCGAGAAACGATCTGGTTAGATCGCTTTTCAACTTTCCCTGCGAATTCAGATCGCGCAATTTCCTTTTGCTTGTCGCCAAACGAAGCGTTCAGCGCCATTTTCAAAAGTTCTGATTCTGCTGGAATGCGTCGATGTCGAGCCGTGTAGCCAGCGCGAATTGTCTGCACGGACTCTTCAAGACGCTTGAGATTTGATGTGTTGGGCTTTTCGTCAGTTCCAAACACAGGTTGCCATTCGTCACCAAGCGTTTTGACAAACGATGGGAGCGAATCAGAAACTTGCTTGCTTGAGTTCTCGGAAAACTTGGTTTCAAGTTCTCGGATCTTTGTCTCGTAGTAAGCATGCATCTTCTTGATGGCACGTGCAGCGTCTGGGTCAAACGCCGTGTCCTCATCAATCTCAAGTTCGAAATCGTTCTTCGGCTTCTTCTCAGGCTCTTCAGGGATAATCGCCTGCTTTTGAACGGCGTTTGCGATAATCGACACTAAGTCGTTTACGGCATCTGCGCCTTGCAGTTTTGCGATGATCTCTTTTGGCATGCCGGCTTCTGAAGCCTTGCGAACGAGTTCACTTTGCCAGTTTGATCCGTCTGATTCAGGAGAGGTTTCCAGAGCGTCCGCTGGAGCATCTTCTGTATTCAAAGCGTCATCAATTTCCATGATTTCGTCGCGAATGTCAAACGGATCGTCAGGAATTTCTTGCTTGTTGTCAGGCATTGTAGTCAATCTCCATAGCCTCCGCTACGATCAAACATTCCTTTTGCCTTCAAAAAGTCCCGACGATGGGATCTTGATTCAAAGATGGCCTGTCCGGTTTGCGGATCGAACCGGGTCGGAACCCCTAGTTTGACACTCTCTTCGTATGCAGCGCCAGTCTGCGACGGGTGTACGCCTGCCGCGTCACTCCTCATTGGCCAGTTCCCAGGGTTACTAGAAACCCCACCGTGCTCTGCTGCAATGCTGCGGTGCAAGATGCGGCCTTCGTGCAAGATGGAACCATCGGCGCGCCGTCTGCGCATCATTTCTTGGATGGTCATCATCAGTTCCACACGCTCGTTTGTCTGCTTGTCTACGTAGATGTAGAACGGCATTTATGCTCCTTGCTGAGATTGCGCTGACTGCATCATGCTTGCAATTGCTTGGTCTTGCTGGCTAAGACTGTCTTGGCCACGGTCTGCGCGAACATAGTTCCTAGTCGTGTTTGCTGGGCGACCGCCACCAGCACCTTGTGGCGACGGCGGTCCTTGCATCAATTCCTCTGGCTCGACCTTCGTAACCAGATCGACAACTTCAGGAGTGCCGCTGAGTTCAGCAGACATCTTGAGGAATCCTTCGATGTCTGGAACAAGACCGCGCTGCTGAAGAAGCGGCGCCATCGGAACAATGAACGTCTGCATGATCTGGGTAAGAGTCTGCATGCGCTCGGTTGGCGTTCGCGATTGCATTGAGAACGGAATGATCTCAATGGCGTAATCAGGGAACTCACCATTGCGACGCTCTGGCTTCAAGTCCGAAATAATCACCATGTCAGATGCAGGGATCTTCTTCGGAACGCGATACGTGCGGACTGGATCTGTCCACATGTAGTACGCGATTGCCTTGATGACTCGCGTCGCAGCATCTGTTGCGCGCTCTTGCATATCTGCAATGCGCATGGTCGCTTGGCTCTTCACCAACTGCTCTTGCGAAGCAGTGTTCGTTGCGTTGTTAAGTCCGCCAAGAGTTTCAAGATTGCCACCGAAGTACGAAGTCAACTGGCGCAACTGCTGAAAGAACGCAAGAGCGGCTTGATCGACCCCGCCGTATCGAACTTCCTTTGTTGCTTCTGGGCGATCTACAGAAATAGCATCGCCATCGTTGGCATCGGTCAACCGGCGACCATCTTCTTGGTTTCCGCTTGCAATAAGCGTAACCGTCTTTTGGCGATCTGCTTGCCTTCCGAGTTTTCTAAACACTCGGTTGCCAAGTTCATGCAAGTCAATCATCAGCGCTGCTGGAGGAAGCGGCATGATTTGACCTGGCACATCGCCAAAGGAGAGCAGGTGATATGGCCCGCCTTCTGGACCTTCCCAATCAACAACGCGAATTGGGTTTCGCGTTTCAATGCCGCCATCTGGTCCCGCTTGGAACGTAGCAACGATGTTCTCATATGGGAGCCAAATGTCCCATAGTTCAACAAGGTCCATGTATGTCTCTTCGCCGTACGACCCGCCGTCGTCAACGAGGTTCGACACTTTCTCATCACCTTGTTCGTTGGATGTGCGCCGTTCGTATTTCGAAAGGTTTGCACCCTTGAACATCTTGAGGTCACGCACTGCATCAAGCGGAAGCGCGTAACGGTTGCCACAGAACTGGACCTGATCCCAGCGCTTTGCAGTGATATCAAAGACAAAGTCTTCGAAATCAACTACATCGGCAAAAGGCTGGCCTGGATCGTGAGTAAATCCGAAGATTTCTTTTTGATCGCTTGGAGCAAGACCAACCTTCAATACTCCCATGCCAAACATTGCTTCGAGCACCCAACGACGCATGGTGTCGTCAAATCGAATGTCATCAATTGAAATGTTGAGTGCAATTTCAAGGTCGTCAGCGAATGGAATGTTATCTCCATTCTTGGAACGAACCATGACACGTGGAGCACGTGCAGCGACTTGACGCCGATAAATACCCAGCGCCATTTCAAGAAAGTTGACAGGCACCTTGTCTGGTGCGCCACCATCGGACCACGCGCCTCCGACGAATTGGCGAATCATAGACAGGCGACGTTCTCGGAACGTCTGCAACTTGCGACGAGAATGGTCAAATGCGGTTACTAAACGGCTAACGCGATCAAGTTCCATTACCATTCAGCCAATCTGCGCCGTTTGTCCTCCACCAACTTTCGGCGCGCTAGGATGCTTCCTTCAGGCACGATGTCTTCGCGCAGTGCGATTGCAGGTGCTCGTCTTGCAAGAGCATAGCAACAGAGTGCATCGGCAGTAGGTCTATCGCCGTGGTTGTCTCTCGCACCGCTTGGATCAATTGTCCTCGTTGCTTTGGAGTGTTCAATACTCCCATTCGCTGTATAGACAATTTCGCGCAGTTCTGACATCGCTTCGCGAGAACGATTGATGAACCGCCCGTCTAGCAAGGCGCGTCTGTAATCGCCAAACACTGCTCGCTTTGCATCTTTGACTGGCCACCATCCAGGAACAGGCACGGTGTTTCGCGCAATCGACTCTTCCTTTGTCTTCCAGTAGACGTGCCTGTATCCGAGTTCAATGACAACATCGCCAAAGTTTCGGCCTGGTCCTGGCGCTTCCCAGATGATGAACGCGCCATTTCCTTCTGCGTCGTGGAACCACTTGCACAAAGCAACTGCGTAGCGAGCCAACTCATCTGGTCGTAAGTTTGGAGTTACGAGTTCTCCAATCTTTTCACCGGTGTTTCGATCAGCAATAGAAAGAACAGAGTTACTGCTGCCTGTACCAGCAGAGATGTCTGCGCCAATTACGTAACCCCGGTCGTGGGCGACCTGACCAGATGCATCAACACCACACCAGAGGCGAAGCGGGCCTCCGGGGCGTTGCACGAACGACTTAGGTTGAGAAGTCGCCGGATCAAAGTTCAGGTCGCCCACAAACGAGGGTGGTCGGCAGCACTGCATAACAAGACGGTCAATCTCTTTGGGATCGAAGAACTGGAAGTCCGATCCTTGGAAGTCGATGTCGAGTTCCTGTGCAATTTCTTGTGGGTGGATACAACGCTTGCATTCTGCGTCGTACCACGGGCTTTTTGGTTTCCCATCTCCTCCGATGTACAAGCCCTGTGCTTTGACTGGGTGTTTTGTCCAGTGCAAAACAACTTGTTTGACTGCATCAGAGTGCGCCACGTCATAAAACGCATTGCCAACGCCGTCTGGCGTTGAATTGAAAATACGGCTCTTCGTTGCATCTCTTGTTGATGCAAGTGCCTTGTACCCTGCGTCTACATCAAACGCGGCAAATTCGTCCATACCGATGGCTGTACGACGGTCACCACGTGCGACATCGCCCGTCGTCGATTCGCCGTCAATTGCGCTTCCATTTTCTTCGTTTGTAAGTCGCAGTGCCGTGCGCGTGTATCGCGGCAACAGCCAGCCTGGTTGGTTACGGATCAGGTAATCAATCTTCCAGAACAGCGACTTGGAGTTGCCTGGTTTGTCTACGTAGTCTTCATTACGGCTTACAAGCAAAAAAGACTGTCCGTGCCTGAAATGCCAGCGCCACTCAAACAAGGCGCAGAGCATCCAAGATGCCCCCATGTCACGGCTTTTTTTGATGCAAATGTCGCGCTTACCCACCGCGTCATTGAGATCCAGCAATGTTTCGTCCTGAAACTCGTACGTCAGAAACGGAACCATCGGGTTTTCAAGTCGTGGGTCATACGTCCAGCAAAACGCATTGATGTAGAAGAGAAGATCTTCAGAACACATCTTGCGCAAAGACGAACGGTGCGTCACATCTTTTCGAGCAAGGGCGAGCATATCGCGACGCCACTTCAAATTAGCGTCCAAGTCTTTCGGAACGAGATGGAGCCACTTGCTATTCAATTACTGGCGCTTCCACTTCTTCTTCTCGTCCGACTTCTTCGGAAGAGGTTGGTTCTTCGGGGTCTTCTTCTCCCATCGCTCGGCCATCTCCGGCTCGTTGGCGTACATCCAGTTCCGTTGCTTTTGACTCTTGAACGGCATATTTGGCGATCCTTTTCGCGATTCTCTTGCGATGCGTTGACATCGCGTTTGCTGATATTCCAAGCCACTTGCCAACCCGTGCCATCGACCAGCCTTGCGACAGAAGTAATGCAATCTCCCGTTGCCTGTTTGTCAAGAACCAATACGCTGAGAACCAGTCAGAATACTTTTGAATTTTTTCAGAAGTTGCATGACGTTCCATTGCGTCTTCGAAGGGGATTTGAGATCCCCAGCGCTTTTGCCTTCTTGCTTCCGCACGGAATGCGTCGAGCATGTCGAACCAAATGCGCTTCCCTTTCCACGGCACAGTGCGCAACGAATCAATCGCGAAGTCGTGCGCGTCTTTCCCGTTGATGGTCTTTCTTCCAAAACGACGCAGGCACACTTCCGCGTGGCGGAGCGCGGTGGCATACATTCCCCATTCAGTTCGTTCTTCCACGACCGCTCGCCTTGAAGTAGCCGTGATCCTTTGCGAACTGCATCAACGCCGCCGGATGTACCCGCCGATCCTTTGAATACGGCAGGCGAATCCCCGGCAACTTCCCTTCGTCGATCCATTTGGACACCATCCTCGCTGAACAACCCAAATACTGCGCCACTTGCCCCGTCGTAAGCCATTTCACATCCAAGTCGCCAGGGACATCAAACTGCGGATTCAAGCGGTCGCGAGCATTCATTTCTTCTTACCTCGACCCCAGTTGTTCTTCATCTGCGCGTACGCCTTGTCACTTACCGTCGTCTTCGACTTCGGTCGCGATGTACCAGCAGACTTGCGCTTGTTGATGTTGTAGAGCAGACCTTTCTTCGCAGCCATTACAGAGCCTCCCGTTGACTCTCAGTCGCGTCGCGCATCGCCAGCAACCGTGATGCCGTGTCCTCAATGCGCGATCCGTCATCAGCGTACCGCTGCTCCGCCTCAATAGCACTCCTCGAAGGCAACAGTTTTGCGTAAATAGTCCCCCAAAACTGACTTTCATTCACCGGACTCCTGCGCGCCCACACCAACATCCCCCACGCCTCACTACTCGGCGCATCCCTCGGCTCGACATCCTCCACCTGCAAGTTACTCGCCACCCACTCCACCACCTTGATCGTAGACACCTTCTTCGCGCCAAACACCGCCTTCGTCGCGCGATCCCCCGCAGGCTCGCTTCCACTAAGTGGAACTTTATCTTCCACTTTCCCACCCACAGACTCATCCAACTCCACACGCAACTCACCATCCGACTCCACAGACCTGCCACGTGGCAGGTCGTTTTTCTTCTCCGCACGCTTCGGCTTCACACTCGACTGCACCTGACCCCACATAACAGGGTCCATCTCCTGTGCAGCACGCAACCAACACTCACCAGCATCCATGCCGTCAGCCTTCAAACGCTCGCGGATCTTGACAAAGTCAGTCCAGCGACCAATCGACTCTGCCCATGACCGGATCTGTCCCTTGAGTTGAAGTGAACCTCGCATGGGAGGAGTTTACCACAAGTCAAAACGAGGTCGAGAGAGGGGGTTAGATTATTGGTTTGTTGAACGCCCCGGCGTGGGTTCAGATCCGAGCGACCGCCCGACCCGTCAACACGCAGCCTTCGGCCGCCGTCCGAGAACCCGCAGCCCGCCGCCGCCGCCGCACGCCGTCGCCGTCGCCCGCAACCCGCGCAGCCGCAGCCAGTGCGCCCCGCCGAGGGACGGACCCACCCCGCGCCCGCACGCGCGAGGCCCGCCCATGTCGAGGGATGCACCCCCACCCCGAGGCGCACTATCACGGCACCTATCACCGGCCGAGGCCCACCGACCCAACCAACCCAACGAAACCACGGGGAAACAGTGAAGCCCACCGCGCCGGTACGCCGATGCAATGGCACACCGCGCGCAACGTGCGCACGGCATCTCCGCACCTATCACAGGCCGACACCATGACCCCCCGAGACATCCAAAACACCCGTACCCAGCGCACGACGAATACCACCGACATCGCGCGCCGCATCGCTCGCGCACGACTGGCGCAGCGACTCGCCGCCCTTGAGAGAGTCGCCGA